ACCTGTCTGGGCACGCAAAACAAAAATACATCACAGTTAAAATCAATGAAAAGACGCCTCTGTTATTTGGTCTCAAAACAATAAATGTACATCAGGAAATTCAATTGGTAGAAGGACCGATAGATTCGCTAATGTTGCCAAATGCATTGGCTTCGGTGAATGCATCTCTTTGTTCGACTGCTCTCTGGTTGATAAAAGGGTTAAAATTACCAAAAGAGCAAATAGTTGTCATTCATGACAATGAGCCTCGTTCTAAATCAATATGTTCGGAATATGAGAAAACGATTAGTGCCGGGTTCAAAACGGTAATATGGCCTACAAATTGTCACTATAAGGATATTAATGATATAGTTATGCATAATGAAGATCCAATCAAGGTTATTACAAACAATACATATTCTGGACTATTAGCACAATTACAGTTTACAAAATATTGTAAAGTTACTTACTAATTCTATAAAACCCGAGATCCCTATATGTTTTACCAATTATATCCGGCGTATATTTTCTCTGTAGAAATTTAGATTGCGCATATGAAATATTAGAAATTATTCTGTCTGGGCTTTTACAATATGATTGTATTGCGGATTTAACATATTTGGGTTCTAGATCTAAACTAATATCGGCGCCAGGTGGGCTAATGTATAAAAATTTTGTTTGGTGTTCTATTAGTTTTGCCACCCATTCTACCGATTTAGGTTTGCCTTTGTTCGTTTCTGAATTTCTTCTATTGTGTTCTATAGATTTTGGTTTACCTTTAGCCGCAGCAGACATACGCATTCTTGTTTCGTGTGACTTGGGGCCGCTACTATCGAATCCATCGGATGTTTGATTAGCTTTATTATAAAAACTAGAATGATTCTTAACATTAAATTTAAGATGAAGTTTTACTTCTCTTGAAATAGCCAATTTAGAGGAAGGAAAAATATAGATAACTTTATATTTGTAATGATTAGAATTAAGTTTCTGATCTTGAATGAATTGCTTATCTGTAGAAGAACTAAAGTATTTCTTACCTAGATCTTCTCTTGGATCACATTTAGAACTTCTCTTACCGTAGTAATGTTTATTTTCTACGATATTGGTAATTCTATACACATAATGATAAATATATTTGCTGGACATAATGTCTCCTTACAAGTTGATAGTCTAGAGGTAGCAGGAACTCGTTATTCCGTGGCTACCATATCTATTTAACATAAACGATTTTAACTTAACAAATGGAAAAGGGTATAAACATGCAACAAGAACAAGAACATTCAGGTAACCTAATGCTGGCGGAATCGAAATTTTATATGGGTTACTCTAGATGGGATGAAGTAAAGGGTGGCTATGAGACGTGGGAAGAATCCGTTTCACGTGTTATGAATATGCACCGACAGAAATATGCGTCGGTAATGACTCCAGAGTTAGATGAAGCACTAAATTTTGCTCAATCTGCATATACCGAAAAACTTGTTCTTGGTGCTCAACGTGCATTGCAATTTGGTGGTGAGCAGATTTTNAANCATGAATCNCGTATGTATAATTGTTCGGTNTCTTATGTNGACCGTCCAGCATTCTTTAATGAGTGNATGTATCTTATGCTCTCGGGTTGTGGAGTTGGTTTCTCAGTCGGTAAGAAACGTATTGCCAAACTTCCAAATATTGCTCGGCGTTCTCAGAAGAAGGTAAAGTTATACCAAATTCCAGATTCAATTGAGGGNTGGTCCGAAGCTTTTGGTGTCTTGTTGAGTTCTTACTTCACAGAAGGTGCTACTCATCCAGAATATCGTGGCTGCCAAGTTCACTTTGATTTTACAAAAATTCGACCTGAAGGTGCTAAAATCTCTGGTGGTTTTAAAGCCCCAGGTCCAGAAGGTCTCCGTGCNGCTCTTATCAAATGTGAAGATGTTCTTGAAAGNCTTCTTGAGGAAAAGCCTGTATCTAGACTTAATACAATCTCGGCGTATGATTTTGTTATGCACATGTCCGATGCAGTACTTTCTGGTGGTGTTCGTAGATCTGCAACAATTTGTGTCTTCGACAAAGATGATCAAGATATGTTGAAGGCCAAGACTGGTGATTGGTTCATTTCTAATCCACAGCGTGGACGTTCCAATAACTCTGCCCTTATTATTCGTGATGAACTTGAACGTGACGAATGGTCCCAGATTATGAAATCTGTCAAGGAATTTGGAGAACCGGGATTTATCTTTGCAGATTCAGATGATTTTATGTTCAATCCATGTGTTGAAATTGGCATGAAACCACAGACCGAGGATGGTCGTTCTGGATTCCAATTCTGTAATCTTACAGAAATCAATGGTCGTAAATGTATTGATAAAGAAACGTTTCTCCGTGCTTGCCGNGCGTCAGCAATTCTTGGTACCATTCAGGCTGGATANACAAACTTCAAATATGTTTCGAAAGAAACAAAAGAGATTACGGACCGCGAAGCTCTTATTGGNTGTTCNATCACAGGTTGGATGAANAATCCAGATATTCTCTTTGATAAAGAAAATATGATTGCCGGGGCTAGATTAGTACTGGAAGTCAATGCAGAAATTGCCGACATCATTGGTATTAATCACGCAGCACGTGGTACTTGTGTTAAACCATCTGGCAATGCAAGTACTTTATTGACTTCGGCTTCTGGTATTCATGGTGAACANGCAGAACAATNNTTCCGTCACGTGCAAATGAACATCAACGATGAAGTTGCTAAGCACATTATGGAAATCAATCCAAAGATGGTAGAAAAATCAGTTTGGTCTTCTAATGGTACCGATGTTGTAGTTGCTTTCCCAATTATTACTAAACCGGGTTCTAAGTATAAGTCCGAATTGCTTGGTGTCAAGCAACTTGAATACGTCAAACTTGCACAACAGTACTGGGTTGAATACGGTACTAACGTAGAACTTTGCACTCATCCAAAACTTCGTCATAATGTTTCTAACACAATCACCGTGGACAACTGGGATGAAGTTGAACAATATTTGTACGACAATCGTGAACACTTCGCTGGCGTTTCTCTTATGGCAGGATCTGGTGATAAGGCTTATGCTCAAGCTCCATTCACCGAAGTACTTACGTTTGAGAAGATCGTTAAACTTCATGGAGAAGGCTCTTTGTTTGCTTCAGGTCTCATTGTAGAAGCACTTCGTGCATACAATGAAAATCTTTGGCTGGCATGCGACACCATCCTCGGTCGCGGACTGAAGTTATCTTCCGAATCGGAAGATTTGTTGAAACGTGACTGGATTCGGAGGGCAACCAAGTTTGCAGCTAATTATTTCAAAGGTGATTCGGATGCTATGATTGCTTGTCTCAAAGATTGTTACAATCTACACAAGTGGTCCAACATCAACCGTTCGATGTACCACATTGATTTCTCAAAGGAACTTCAGGCTCAGCAGTATGTTGATGTAGATTCTTTGGCAGGCGCGGCGTGTGCTGGTGGGGTTTGTGAATACGTTTTTTAAACATTAAATATCCAAGGTTAACTAACTTGGATAATAATGACTTGGACTTATAAAGATGAGCCGGTAGATGAAGTTGATCCTTCGTTTATCGGCTTTGTATATTGCATTTCAAATGTGATTGATGGTAGAAAATACTTCGGCAAGAAGAAATTAACTTTCAAAAAGACTTCTATCAAAACGGTAAAGTTGAAAAACGGTACCAAAAGGAAAAAGAAGATTAGATCAAATGTACCTTCTGATTGGGATACCTATTACGGATCCTCAGAAGAACTCAAAGCAGATGTGACTAAACTCGGCAAGGAAAATTTTACCCGAGAAATACTTAGATTCTGTAAGACACTCACAGAGCTTTCATATTATGAATCTAAGATTCAGTTTGAAACGGATTGCTTGTTATATCCAGACAAGTACTATAATGCATGGATTTCTTCTCGAGTTAGAAGAGATCATATGTTAAAATCTTGTTAAAATTTGTACATATCATCAAAATATGTATAAAATTTACACATATCACTAATATATGTTAAAATCATCACGTGATGTACCTTTTTGTACAATAAAGAAAATATTGTACATTCAAGATTCTCATTACGACTATTCAATAGATGAAGATGGTTACGGGTTTGCTATAATAGCAAACGAAAAAATTCTTTTCACTGTAAATCATTATGGTGAAATAGATGTCAACTCAATAAGATACGAAAATGACTCAAAAAATCAAAACACAACTAGGAATATTTCAAAGGATTACTGAAACTTCTATTTTTAAAATTACCAAGTATACAGTTTATATTGCTTTAGCACTAGCTTTAGTTGGTGTAGTAGCATATCTAAATGTGATCAAAACAAGTCCACCGACTTATCCGTTATTCCAATCCGCCACAAATAATGAAGGTTTGATTCTCGATAAAACCGCGGCCATCATCGCCCGCGATGGTAACCTTCCACTTAAAGTTGCAAAGAAATATTCTATTTGGATTTATGAAGCCGCGGCAAAATACGCACTAGATCCAACATTGCTTCTTGCAGTAATATACAACGAATCTAAATTCAACTATAAAGCTGTATCACCAACTGGGCCAATTGGATTATTTCAGATTGCTTCATCATATCACAAAGAAAAATCTACTAGAGCCGCTTTATTTGACCCATATAACAACATCATGGTTGGTGCATGGATTATTAGAGAATATACGGATATTTCCAGAAGCAAAATTGAAACTCTGCTTCGATACAACGGATCCTTAGGTCAAGAGCCACTATATGCTTTGAAAGTTATTTCAACCAAGCGTAAATATGATAATGAAATTATGAAGGCAATTGCAATATGACTTTAGTAGATCAACTCGTAGAATTAGCCAAAGAAATTGAATCGGAAGATCCAATTGATTTTGGTATGCTCAGAGTAGATGAAGATGTAGCATTTACATTAATGGCTACGTCTGTGTTAGAAATGTATTTGAATAATGATCCAGAAGTCAGGGATATGATACTTTTGGCCACGGTGGTTAAATTGACGGTTGAGAATTTTTGTCTTCAATTAGAAAAGGTGAAAAGAAATGAGTAAATTAGTATTAGTAGATGCAATATCTACATTTCATATTCGTTATGTCGTTGAAGTAGCAGATAATGATATAGATCAGGCAATCGAAGTAGTTAAACTTGGTAAAGTACAGGATGAATTTTCACAAAAACATCTCGGGGAAACAGTCATTTCACAACGTGTAGTATCCGTTG